CCCACCCAACCGGGATCGAATGCGAGCCACGACGCCCTCGGCCGTGATATCGACGCACGAACACGCGATGATTATCCGTGACCTTCAACGTGCGTCCAGCAGTGTGGATCAGGCGAATCGGATGTACGCCGGTCATCTTCTGGCCTGTCACGCGCGACCGGACCAGACCGGTTTCACCCAGCGACCACACTTCATCGCCTGTCTTCATGTCCGCAATCGGCGTCCAGCCATTCGGCGTAAACACCGGCGTTTCAGCAGGTAAACACCCCCAGGACGTATCCTTCGTCTGGCTCTGAATCATGAAGAGCGGCACGCGGTAGATCCGCGCGGCTTCTTCAATCTGGAGCTTGCGCAATTCGTCGAGCTGCGACTTCTGCGGATCGACACCCACCACGTTCACTTTGATGTCTTCTTCAAGAATCGCCACACGATTGGCTTTCTTTGCGCCCATGAATTTATCGAGCCAGGAGCGCCGTAGATTCTCTTTCGCCTTCTCGGACAACTTGCCGGGATGCGTCAGCACCATGCCGGGAATGGCCCCATTGCCAAACCAGGCGGCTTGATAGGTATCCGCCGCTTTGGTAATGGCGAGCGACTCGCGGTTGATCACGAGTGGCGATCGTCCGTCGAGGCCGTCTTCGGAATTAATACGGAGATGAAGAATCGGCGGCCGAGCGGGATCGTGAATAAAGGTCGCATACTCGCCGCGTCCCATGTAGTACTGAAATCGCTTCCGGTTGAGCGGATCGCGGTCGACGAACATTCTGGAGGGGTGGAGCGGCCAGAGGGCCGTGACTTCGCCCCGAGGATTCCGAAGAATTTGCGCATAAGAGCGCCCATAGAGCGCGAGGTGCCGGGTCTGCATTTCCCGGAATTCGATCGCCGTCATCTCCGGATTGGCGAGGTCGTGCAGCACCGAATAGAGCGGGTGGTCCGTATCCGGCTTCTTGCCGCCGTTTTCTTTGCGATACAGCTTGAGCGGCAACTGGCCGACCGTCTCCGAAATGATATGGACGCAGGCATAAATCGCCGCGATCCCTTCCGCAATCGATTCGTTGATCGGAATATCGGCCGCCGTCGGCGCTTGATTCGGGCCGTATTGCACGAGGTTCACGAGCCACGCCGACGGACTGGTCGTCGTGCCTTCGGGGTAATAGCCCGATTCCGCGGTGCGAGCCTGCCCGCCGAGCCATTCAATCATGCGGTCTTTGAGGCTCATAGCGTGTAGATCTCCGCGCCGTCGGCTTCATAGACGCTCGTGCTCGAGGTCGCCCGCGTCGCCTGATCGAGCGCCATGATCAGCGCCACGATTCCGTCAATCTTTTCGGTGCTCTTTTTCTTCGACGGCTTCACATTGCCGGCCGCGTCTTGTTCAATCGCCACATTCCCGGCCATCCAGCGCAACACCGGGTGGCCGCCGTGGCGAATCGCCTGCCCGACGATGAGCTTGTCGAGTTCTTTCGATGGCGCCGACATGGACGAGAAGCCTTGGCCGAGCGGGACACAATTCGCGCCGTCATTGGTCAACTGCGTCACGAGCTGCGTCGCGCCCCAGCGGTCGTACGCAATCGAGACAATCTCATACGTCTCCGCGAGGTCGTGAATCGCTTCACGGACCGTGTCGTAATCGCACACGTTGCCTTCGGTCGTGTTGAGGAAACCGTCTCGCGCCCAATCGTCATACTGGACACGATCCCGCACAATCCGATCGTGCATCGTGTCTTTCGGCACCCAGAAAAACGGGAGCACATCAAAGCCGCCGTCCTCATCCGGAAACACCAGCACGAAGGCCGTCACGTCACGAGTTGAGGCGAGGTCGAGGCCCGCATAGCACGGCTTGCCTTTGAGCACGTCGAGATCCACGGTGCCGGCGCACTCATCCCACGCGGCCATTGGAATCCAGCGCGTCGCTTGTTCCGTCCATTGATTGAGAAACAAACGCTTAAAGGTGTTTTCTTGGGCCGGAATGGCTTGAGCCCGAGCACACGCAATCCGCATATCCTCTAACGACCGAAAATCATCGAGTGCGGGATTACACGCCTTCCAGGTGTCCTCACTGGTCCAATCCGCGTCAGCGGGCGCCTCATAAATAATGGGCAGAAAAGTTGGGTCGAGCGCGGGATTTTCTTGCACCTGTTTCGCATGCGCGTAGAGTTCATACAAAATACTGTGACGATCAAATCCAGCTGTGCTAATCGCTAACGTCAGCGGCTGTGATCGCGCACCCATCGATGTCGTTAACACATCCCATAAATCCCGATTCGGTGCGACGTGTAATTCGTCGTAGCACAGTAATGAAATATTTGCACCATGCTTGGAATAGGACTCCGCCGAAATCGCATGGTACACGCTGCCACTTGCGCGATGGACGATTCGTTTCTGCGATTCGACGATCTCACACACTGCTGACAGTTCCGGATCATTACGGACCATCTTTGCAGCGATATTGAAGACGAGTGACGCCTGTTCGCGGTCAGCCGCAGCCGAGACAACGTAGGCTGACATTTCATTGTCGCCAAGTAATCCGTACAGGCAGATAGCCGCTGCGAGTGAACTTTTGCCGTTTTTCCTCGGCAACATCAAAAGGCATGTGCGATAGCTCCGCCGTCCATCCGGACCTGTATGGAATAGCGGACGAACGATATCGCGCTCTTGCCAATCGCGGAGATTGAAGGATTTCCCGGCGAATGGGCCGGAGGTATGTGTCAGGTTATTAATGAAATCAACCGCCCGCTGCGAGCCGACATTCGGCTTGGCTCGCCGCGTCATGCGACCCACCTAGAACAATCTAAATTGCCCTCGAATCGTTGCGGCCTTCCGAATATTACAAGTTGAGCAGGCGCATTGAACGTTCTGATAGGTATGCGACCCGCCTTTAGAGAGCGGGACGATATGATCGACCGTCGGCCGCTGACGTGACCACGTGCCGATAAGATGGGCCGGTGTCGGGCAATGACATAACTGGCACGTCCACCCATCCCGCTCAAAGACTTCCTTCGGACTGATGAACTCAGTCGGCACATTGCGAAGCCATGCGCGACGCCGAGTATGATTCGCGTAGATCGCGTCCGGATGTTTCTTGCTCCAATCGGATCGGTGACAACCCATCGAGCAAAACTGAGCAGTTGAGCGCCGCTTCGGCTTAAAGATACGGCCACACCATTGGCAAGGCCGCTGAGGAATGCGCTCACGTCGTGCAGCTGACTTCTGCCGCCGTCGTTCGTTTTCACGTTGCGGCTGGCGAATCCGCGCCCGCGACACGCAGAGTCGAGAACAATATTGGGTGCGTTTCCATCGCTTCGGAATGAAGCTGGTTCCGCAGTGGCGACAAGGCCGGGGTTGAAGTGGTGGCCTTGTCCGAGCTCGGCGTTGGTTGTTGTGGGCACGCAAGCGCGGCCCATGCTGAGCGTAATATCTCTGCCATTCTGCTGCGCGCTCGGTCGCTCGCGCCTGGCGTTGGCATCGCCCAGAACAGTATTTTCGTCGTGCGTGAACGTCGCTGGCGAATGCCACGCCGCAAACCACACACGCCCGATGCTGTTGATAAAATGAGCCAGCCATCGCTTCGCGGCTCCTACCCGCGTGGATATGGCGAGAGCGTCTGATCCGGTCACACGGATTGGACGCTCGCTCATTTTAGAATACCCGCCCATTTGCTCACAACGGCTGACTTCGGCACATGGATCCGCGCCCGAGCCACAGGTTCAAGGCCAAATTTTTCGTAATACGGTCGCAGCGCCGTCGCGGTGTGGCGCTCCATGCGAATCGCGGGGTGTTCCGTGATTTTGATATGCACCTCGCCATCCGGATCCGGAACAGTGGTCACGAGGAACGGCGTGAACCCTTCTCGATGCTTTTCTTGAGAAGCTAACCGCCGCGTCAGTTCCAACTCGCAGAGCGTCGCAAACGGAGCCACGTCGGCCGCCGTCAAGGTGCCCATAGCGAGAGCAATAGCCGATAATTCCTGCCAGACCTCCACAACCGGCCCCTTCAACTGCGCCGGACACTCGACCGGACCCGCTGGCGGTTGAGGCTCGTCCTCATTCAGCCGACGTTTGCCAGGATTGCCCTGTAAAATCTTGAGCGCAGTAGGTTTAGGGCGGCGTCCCGAGTTGTGGTTGCCCATGTCACCCTAAACTGCGAAAACGTGCGTTTGTC